CGGACAACGCTTGCGAGACAATGCTCACCGCATTGGACACGGTGTTCACCGCAACTGAAAGGACGGATACCTGTTGGCTCAGTCCCGATACTTGTTGGCTCAGGACCGAAATTTGTTGACTGAGGGTGTTATCAGCAGCGATACGGGCAGCGGTTTCTACGGACAACGCTTGCGAGACAATGCTCACCGCATTGGACACGGTGTTCACCGCAGCCACCCGCGCAGCCGTTTCGACTGATAGAGCTTGCGAGACGACACTGACCGCGTTGGAGACAACAGATAACGCTTGCGAAACGACGCTGATGCCTTGGCTTAGAGTATTATCTGCGGCAATGCGTGCGGCGGTTTCTACGGACAATGCCTGGGACACCACACTGATACCCTGGCTCATGGTGTTATCGGCAGCCACCCGAGCGGCGGTTTCGACTGATAGAGCTTGCGAGACGACACTGACCGCGTTGGAGACAACAGAGATTTGCTGTGAAAGCACACTGATCGCTTGCGACAGCGCATTATCACCAGCGATGCGGGCCGCGGTTTCCACAGACACAGCTTGAGACACCACGCTAATGGCCGTAGACAGAACATTATCTGCGGCGGTGCGTGCGGAAAGTTCTACCGAGACAGCATTCGACACGACTGAAATCGCATCGGAAAGTGTATTGAGCTTACCTTTGGCCATATCTTAAAGTTGAAGCCACCCGAGGGCATCTGTATATTGAAGTTCGCTGTTTGCCAACAGGGACGTAGAGAACAGTTCTACCGTGTTCGCGCCGTCCACATGTTGAATGATAATCGCGGCTGGCGCGGCGTCTTTGTTGCGGACGTTGATCGTCTTGACGTTTCGTTGGATGCTGCTGCCAGGCGCGGCTACAATGTCCGTTGTGACGGCACTGGATACATTGCTATTCTTCCGACCAGGGGTCACCGTTGTACCGTTGTAATCCATATACGAGGTATGGATATCCACCGTCTCGGTGCCACCGGTAATCAGTTGAACTTTGTCGCTTGTGCTGGCCAGAATAATCATTGGTCCTCAGTGGAAGCCGCTAGTTAGCCGCCAGCCGTGCAAGTCAAATTGTAGGTGACCTGGAGCGAATCGTTGCCCGCGACCAAGCTGACGACCGAGAACTTTGAGCGATCCCATAGCGTGCCCGACGCCGACGCCGAGAAGATGCCGTGTTCGGTCACGGACAGGGTGCCCCCGCTGTCTGGACTGAAGGTCCCGACGGTCGTATAGACACCCGCTGCCGATGCTTGCGATCCTGTCGGGCGGATGCTATCCGAGGCGTATTCTGTCGTGTATTCGGTACCCAATGTCGTATCGCCGACCGCTTCTGCGCCTGTGCCGCTGCCGAAGCCGTGGAATTTGAAATTGGCAATCAATTGTCCGCTGGCAGCGAAGTTATTGGCAAGATACGTCACACCCGTGGTCGTGACCACGCGAAGCGACAACGTGCCATAGTCTACCACGTCTGCGTGGAATGGAGACGCCAATCTACGCACGTCCACGTTGTCCGCGAGCAACCGACGGAGCTTGGCAATCTGCTCAGGTGCGAGTTCTGCCAGGTTCGGACGCAACACGCGCCCGACAAGTTCCGACTGCATGTGCATGTGTCCAAGCAGACGGCCAGAGAGGTCTGTGGCGAGGGTATGTGCGAGGCCTCGATAGTGCCCCCCAAAGAAGTTGCGCGCCTTCCAGAGCAAGCCTGGACCCTGCTGAACAGCAAGATCGCCGAGATTGCGTCCGCGGCGCAGACTGACTTCTCCGCCCATTCCGAGTTTTCCTTCTTGTGTTGGCATAATAGTCCTCAGTTAGCGAATTCGTGATATTTAGGATACCGGCAAGTGGATATCAAACCCGTTACACGCGAAGGTGACGCGGCATTTGACCTCCACTGGTTCGTTATCGGTACTTTCAAATTGAAGTTCTCCGAGCGCGACGGGGAACACGTCCTCATAACGCACGGTCACAAGTGTGCTATTGGTATCGGGTTGGAGAATATAGAGGGCCGCACTGGTCTTTTCGATTTCGCGAATGATAGGACGAGGGTTCGCGATTCGCGATTTGCGAATTTCACGAAAGGCCTCCACCTCTTCATAGCTGCGAGGAAACCCGTAGCCGCACATCCACCAGTAGAGGCTGTAGTAGGTCTTGAAGGCGTTGTCCACTTTGTAGGAAACATCGAAGTCGTTATACTTCAAATGGTCCGCGACTTCTTTGATCATGCGAAAGGGATTGGGCCGGTCTACGATATTACCAACAACGGCAGGAAGTTGGATCGACTGTGCGAAGAACGTCAGATCGGGCAGGGCCTCGATGACGAACTTGAAATGGTTATTGAGCAACGTGGACACGCTTTGTGGGCGCGCCGTGGGCTCATACGGTGCTTGAAAGAGATCCAGCGACATGTTATTCCTTCGGTGGCCAAATGGCGAGTGTGTATTGCGGAAGCTCGCTGCCAATGATATGTTGCAACACCCGAATACGTTCGTCGCGCGCCTCGTCTAGTCGGATATGTTGTTGGTCAGCAATCACATGCGCGTCATACATCTGCTTACCTCGCCCGAGGAGCCCGAGCACGGAGATCAGGACAGCGACATAGGGGAGATAGGGCTTGAGTTTCAACAACATACTGGTATTTATGGCGTATAGGTGAACTTAGAGACGTAGAGATACCGTGTGCCAGGCGTAAATATGCCACCCCACCACGGATCATTGGTGCCCCAATGATTGATGAGCACTTGCGCAGGGGCCGTCGGCACGTTCAGCGTATGCGTCTTGACCAGTATATCGTTCACGTAGAAGTCGATGCGTCCTGCCCGCCACACATACTTGTACCGATTGAATAGCATTGATCCCGCGAGCATCGGGACATCAGAGGCTTGCTGACGAACCCCTTGCGCCTGCGGAAGGTTCCAATTGGTTAAGTATAGCCGCGCGGGGCGGTCACCCAGGGCTTCGAAGTCAATTTCTGTTTGCGAATCGTTGTAGAAATTAAAGAGCCCCGAGACGCTGCCCGAGACCGCAATCCCTGGTGCGAGTGGGGTGTTTGCGGTCGAGGACATACGGGCGATCCATTCATATGTCCCGTAGCTGAATTTCTGATAGGATTGGATTTCCCCACCCACAGAATTGCCGCCCGCTTGCGTCATCGTGATGCGCAACATGCCACTGGCGAGATCGACTTTCGCGGGAGAGAATACGCCGCCGCCTGGGGCGCCCCAATCGGAAATCAACCAGTTGGTGTTGTTCGCGAAGGTCCGTTGATCAAAATTTTCGGTGAACCCAGGGATAACGGCGGGGGTATTTGCGGTGGGTTTCTTCTTCCAGAATTGATACCAAGCCATGACGACCTCCTATGAAACCACAAAAGCCCGATGCTGGGTCACAGACATCGGGCTTTTGCGAGTCGCAAGTGACCTCAATTACATGAGGTTCTTGACTTTGACGATACGGTAGTATTGATTCGTGCGCGAAACAATCTGACCGTTCGAGGTGCCGTCCGAGTTGCTGAACGGGTTCGCGACGACGCCGTAGCGGGTCTGGAATCCGATCTTTGGCTGGAACGAACCAGGGTCCTGAGCGCGGAGCATCTGCAACGGAACGTATGGGCAGTAGAACAACCCAGCGTCATATGGCGACTGTCCACGATAGCCCACAACGAAGTGGTGCGTGGCAGACGATGCGGCGCTTGGAGCGTATGGGTCAATGTAAACCTTGAAGCGTCCGAGCAACACGCCAGCGTAGGTGCTGCCCGTGTCGTCAACGGTCAAGTTCGCATTGTATGGCGATTCGTAGTGGAGCAGTTCGGCAGCCACCAGTGCGCTTGCTACGTCCGACGAGCAAAGCACGATGTTGCCCTTCCCACGACGAGTGGCCTTCGCGATAGCGTTGGCTTCACGTTCAATCTGGAAGGCCATGCCCTTGAAGCGTTCCACGAGCCAGCGTCCGTCGCTGTCCGTGTCAAGGTCAAAGGTTCCTGCTGAGGTCGTGTTGTTGTTCGCGCCGGCGACAGACGAGAAGTAAATCGTGCGGACAATTTCACGGTTGATTTCCGCGAGGATTTCAGCCGAGAGAATGTTGGCAAGTTCCGTCTCTGCGTCGAGTCCGTGAACCGCCTTCAAGTCCTGTGCGATTTCAATCGTGTATTCCGCCTTGAGCTTGCGCGTCTGGGCGGTCACGGTCACCTTGTCGATGCTGAACGCCATTTCTGGAATAGCGGTGTTCGACGCGGTACCAAGTCCTTCTCCAACGCCCGTATACATGCCACCTGCGTAGGTGTAGTTCGAGCTATTCGAGAGACCCGATTCGTCAGTGTTAGCAGAAGGGTTCTGAGTACCCGTCTGCGTTGTGGGACTACCCAAGCCGGCGCTCGTGAACCCGGTGTTCGCTTCGTTGAACAACGCTTCTGTTCCACCCTGACTGGTGTAACGCGACTTGAGCGCGAAGATGAGGCCCGTAGGACCCGTCATTGGCTGGACGCCGCAGAGGTCATAGGCGATCAGGTTCGGCATCGAACGACGAATCAACGAGATCAGAATTGGATCAAATCCCTTGAGGTTCGTCGCATTCGGGAACGACGTTGATGGTGTGACACCACCGCTGTAGTTGCCTGGTGCATCTTCTGTGAGGTATCCCTGTTGCTGTTGACGCGCAACGAGCATTTCTTGGAACGTGTTCTCAAGAAGAATAGTCGTGACCTTCTTCTTCCACGATTCCTTGATTGCAGGAAGGTCGGCGTGGTCAATGACTGACGCCCAACGCTTCTTTACATCTTCATTGAGAACTACTTGGTTTGCCATTTGTGTCGTCTCCAAACTTGACTTGTGATGCTGCTTTTCCGCAGCGTTCGATTGTTATTTAGAAAACCGATATCGCTACGTGATTACCAGTTCGACTTCGCTTGCTGTGCAATGGACGCCGCAACAATCGAGCCGATATCATTCGGGTCCGTGGTGGTTGCTGGTTTTGCTTCACCAACAAGGGTTTCTTCAGGGAGATGCTTCAAGGAGGACGCGCCGTCCTTCTTTCCGAAGTAGTTCTCCTTGAGCAACGCGAGCTTGCCACGGAAGTCCTTGGCATTCTCATACTTCACATCTTCGGCAAGTTTTCCGAGACGTGAGGTTTCGTTCGAACTCATTCCTGTGGCAAACTCTGCCACGATACGAGCTTTGTTCGCGGATTCTGCGAGCCGGCGCAACTTGATGCGGTCGGCAGTCAGTCCGTTGACGTTTTCCTTCAACGAGGCGACTTGACGTGAAAGCTGCTTGACCACATCGATCTTGCTCTCGGGCACATCGATATAGTGCTCCTTGAACAAATTCTGGAGGCCCGACATGAATTCTTCGGCCAACTGCGCACGAAGCGAGGTACGAACGGCCACCTTGTTGTGCTTCATCCATTCTTCGACAACGAAGCTGAGGTAGGCGTCTACTTGCTTCTGCACGGCGCCGTCGCGCTCGTTAATCTGCCGACGGTACTTCTTGGCGTAGTGTTCGTGGAGTTGCTTGGCAATTTGCTTCGTATTGCTACGGATTGCCTGCTCGAAAATAACGGCGACTTTCTTCTGTGTCTTTGGGGCAAGTCCAGCAGATTCAAAGAGGTTCGCTGCTGGTGTTGAAATGACTACGCGGAATGATTCTTCGACCTTCTTCTTGTCGTCATCTTCCTCGTCGTCCTCGGACACGGTGATCTTCGTCTTGTCCTTCTTGTCCTTCTTCTCGTCGTCCTGATCGTCGTCGTCGTCGTCCTTCTTCTTCGCGAAAGGATTGTCGTCGTCCTCTTTCAGGTCCTTCTTATCGTCGTCGTCCTCGGAGTCATCGTCCTCGTCAACGTCCTTCTTGTCGAAGTTGTAGCCCTTGCCGCCATCTGGGTCGTCGTCCTCGGTGGCTTCATCGACCTTCGGTTTGTCGCTCTTGTCGTCGTCGTCGTCATCTTTCTTTCCGACTTCAATTTCAATTTCCTTCAGGTCGTCAAGGTCATCGAGTTCCTTGTCCAGGTCGTCCACGTCCGTGTGGTCTGCTTCTTCACCGAACGCGAGTTCCAACTTATCTTCGATGGAATCGGCACTTGGGAGATGCGACTTCTCTGCTGCAACAGAGCGTGGGACACTGGTATCCGCTGACTTTGGGCCACCAGCCTTAGGAGTTGTGGCCGGGTCGTTGGCGGGAGTGTCAACAGAGCGCCCACCAAGGACTTCCCATTCCCCACCCTTGAGGTGCGTGGGTTCCTGGTTGCGGTGCGATAGCTGCGACTTAGCGGTACTGTTTACGAGGTCTGATGCCATTTGAAACTCCAATTGGAGAAAAGTGTGCCATTCACTGGCTTTTATTTAGCGTTACCGGTTCTTTCGTCCCTGCGTCTCTACGGAGATTGCGTCAAGAAACTGCTTGAATGCGACTTCTTCAGCGATTTTCTTGAGGCCCACCTTCTTTCGCGGAGCGTGACGAAGCTGCTCGCGAATGGAATTGACTGTGGATTCCATCAATATGCCATTGTTCCAAACCCATTCCTTCTGCTCATTCATGCCGCGCACGAACGCATCGGGAGCACTTGGGTCGGCCACGATATCTCCTGCGGTTGCCAGAAAGAAGTCCTCACCAACCACATTCCCATCAGCGGATGGACGCAACGATCCGACGCCTCGTGAGGAGACCCCGAACTTGACTTTCTCATCAATCATCGCCTTGACAATTCTACCATTAGGCGTATCCATGATCTTGGCGGTTCCAATCCAGTTTTTCCCATCGGTAGACTTGAGACTGGTAATCAAATGCGAGACGCGCTCCAGGTGAATGTGCGGATCATCGGGATGTCCGAGTTCTCCGAGCGCACGATTTTGTGAGACCAATTCTTTATTGTAGCGTTCGACTTCGCGTGCCATGGTGGCGGATGGATAGAGGCGTCCATTGCGGTTGCGTACTTCCGCTTGAAGGAAGATGCCTTCAATGGTATACTGCTTCTCACCACTGGTGGCTTCAAGGAGCACTTGCGGCTCGATGGCGTCGTAGACTTCTTTGAGGAATTTCATAGGCATTTAGAGTCCGTTTTGCGCAATGCGGTCAAGCGTCTTGACTATCGCTTCGATCTTCGTGCGAGCCCCGACATCCGAACTGGTGTGGCGCACAACGGCGCGAAGCATGTGCATCGCCGCTTCCAATTTATCTTCGGGATGCAAGGCGTTTGACAGTGACATGACCTGAGTGAGCGTGCTCTCAGGAGCTTCTTGCAAAAGTCGGGCATCTTGTTGTTTTCGTACTTGTGCTGCTGCTTGTGCAAAATTCATGTTACTAGCTCCGATAGGCGGCAACTTGCCCGTTGTTGTTCACAATCAAATTGCGAATGTTCAGTAGGGTTTCGGTTTCTCGCACCCATTCATTTGGTGAGAGATGCGGCCACCGCTCTATTACGTCATCGTATACTCGTTGCACTTCAAATGCGGTCCAACCTTCGTGCGGACCTTCATTGAGCAACGCATCAAAGACGTTAGCAAACATGTTATTTCGTGAACCCGTAGTCGATAGTGGACCCGCCCGACTTTTCCTTGACGACCTTGCCCGCTTCCTTGACAGGATGCGCTTGCTTTCCTGCGGCGATGTCAATGTGAACGTTGTTTTCTCCGTCCTCATCATCTTCGTCCTTGTCGGCGTCCTTCGGACCAAACTCATCTTCGGCGTCTGCGGCATCTTCTTTAACCAGTCCTGCACCAATTATCTGACGTTCGGTCTGGAGTCGATCGGCGACCTTCTGTTGCATGATGCCCGAGAACTGTTCGTTCGCCGTGGACCAATCGCGCGACTTGATGGCGCCGAGGAGCTTGCTGAATGCGTTTTGTGCCATGTGACTATCCTTATCCTTCTACGGGTCGTCCGTAGCCATCCGACTTCTTCAACTCAAGAATGACGGTGTATGAATTGAGTGCATCGAAGTTGTAGGTGGAGACGTAAATGTTGGGGTCGCCGCTATTCGCTTTGGGGTTCGGAATGGTCATGGAAAGACCACTGTTCTTGCCGAAGTAGCCTTGCCCGTGGAGTAGAATGCTATCCAGTGCTGCCCCACCGCCGGCGGCCGCGGCAAATCCAATACCGACTGTCTGGTTGTTCTGCGTAGGAATGTCGTACCAAATACTTTCGATGCTGAGCTTGTACCATGGACGTGCGGCGGAGATCACCCCGACACGCGCACCCGAACGAGACCCCACGAGAGGGTCCGCTGCGGCGAATACGATAGCAGCATTGGCGAGCACGACACGCAGCGAGTTCAGCCCTGGGTTGTATGCCACGACGTTCCCGATAGCATTCGTGCCACCGTTAGCAGTCACGACTTCACCAGGCAAGAAGCCCTGTTGTCCGAGTCCACCGCCAGGCAACGCGAGGTCCATCGTCACACCGACCAGCGCGGACGCATTGACCGCGAGCACATCGCCCTGTTCTGTCGTTCCTGAGTTGAGGAAAAAGAACAACTTCACCACCGTTTTGTGGTGCGTGTCCGAAAGCACGACGTTGGAGAATGTGTTTGCTGCTAGTGGCATAGTAGTCCTTTACAACCAGTATTTAGGAATAGTGGTTATTTCTTCTTTTTCGCAAAGGGGTTCTTTTTCTTTGGAGCAACTTCTTCCCCTTCTTCGGGTTCTTTGGTAGACTTCAAGACCTCGTCGGCCTCTTGGTCAAATCCGCCGGTCTTTTGTTTACCAAAAGGAGATCCACCTTCGTCGTCTCCTTCGTCGCCAGGTTTACCACCAGGCGCCATTGGACTACCGTCGGGACCCAAGCTCACGGGCTCATCAAAATCTTCCTTGATGGTGCCGATTTCATCCTCAGTGAACTTGAGGATCTCCTTCCACAAGTAGTTCTGTGAGAAGTAGACGTTCCTGAATGGTTCCATTTGCGTGAGCAGATTCATGCGCGAAGTCCAAATCTCCTGCGCCTTGAGTTCTTCAAAGTAGCTATCCTGTTGCCAGTCATACCGAATGTTGTAGGCTAGCTCATGCCATTCTTTCTCGGTGAGGATTTGCTTGAGACGTAGCTGCTTTTCAAGCAACTGGTCAAACATACCATTGAACTGCGCTTGCATCCGATGAATGAACTTGGAAAAGCGCAGTTCGTCGCGAGAAATTTCTGACGCGCGGCCGAGATTGAACCCTTGGCCTGGATCGATGCGTGCGGGTGGGAGCCCCAACGCCCGATAGAGCTTACGGCGGAAGTAGTCTACGTCTTCCATTTCCGAGAGGTTCTGTCCTGCGGGAAGGGTGGTGATTTCCGTACCTTTACCACCTTCTCGCCGAGGTAGCCAGAAGTCCTCAAGAATGCTTTGAAACTTGCGGTCGTCGCGCACTTCACCGGTCGCGGTGTCATACGTGAGCTTGTTGCGGAACCGTTGCATGATGTCGTAAAGATATTGCTCCGCTTTGCCCTTCGGGAGGTTACCCACGTCGATGTAGAACACCCGACGTTCTGGTGCGCGGACGACACGGAAAATCACGCACGAATCTTCCATCATGCGCATCATGTTCAGCGGCTTGATCGCTTTGTGCAACCACGAGAGCACCGTGCGCTTGTTGCTATCGTAAATGCCAGAGGGGCAGAAGGCGACGGAATCCGTCGTGACCTTGACGCCGTTGTAGTTTAGGAGCGCGGCCGTCGGAACAGTGGAGCCAGATATATTAGTAGGAGCAACGAAACCCATAGGATTGTAGACAAAATATTCACGCACCGTTTCCACGATATCGAACTGGGTTTCTTGATGCCGCTTGCGTTCGAGTTCGCGAACTTTCCGAATGCAACGCGGATCGATGACCCGCAGTTCTTTGATGCCTTCTTCAGGATGATCTTCACTGACCAAGATATGGTAGAACAGACGCCCATCGGTGTACCACTGACGAATCGTGCTATACGCATCCTTGTGGAATTTCATGAGCTTCATGACGCCATTGAATTCCGCGAGAATTTGTGCTTGGACCTTTTCGTCGAGGTCGATGCAGTTGTCAAGGTTGATGGGGACGGGG